GCAACGTCTGAGGATATCGGCAACTTCGCTCGTTCACTCTACAATAAGGGGAATGTCTATGAAATGGATGTTTCCAATTGGGACGGGTCCATGGGTCCCTATGTGCTGAAACTCGAACAATGGTTGGTCAATTTTATTATTGATTTAGACTCTTTTTCTGAGTACGGCGACAGGGACGATCTCGAGTTAGTTAAGAAAAACTGGTGCAAGGTGTTCGGGGGCAACACTAACAAGTTTGGGAGTGTGAAGTTTAAGTGCGGTTGGGGCAGGAGGTCAGGCGATGCCTGGACTTCTAGTTTCAACACCCTCTTCAACTTTGTGTTCACGGACTTTGTTGCCCACGAGATGGGGACAGAAGTAGTCGGAATGATGGCACTAGGTGACGATAACGTTGTCGCTCTGGGTCGAGAAGTTCCGGTCCCGACAGTGCAAGAACGTTATGCCAAATTGGGTTTGAAATTAACTTGTGCTAAACCACCACTCCAGGAACTGGAATATTGTTCCGGGAGGTTCTGGAATTTAGGCTCCCATGTCAAGTGGGGAGTCAAGCCAGGAAAGGTGCTGAGCAAGTTCGGTTTCAACTACAACAAGCATAACCCGAGAGTTCACAAGCAACTCTTGTTTGGTACTTGCAAATCTTTGTTACCCATAGCTGGTCATGTGCCAGTGTTGGGCTCATTGTGCCGAGCTGTTATAGACACAGCCTCGGATCAAAACATGAAAGCGAAGATTGATGCCAGGGGCGCTAACCCTTACAAAACCAAATCCATATCCATTGATTACCCGAACATGGACACTTATGTCCAATTTTGTCGCATATATGGGTTGGATTTAGGTGAAGTGATGGAACTAGAAGATCGCATTGAATGCACGATGGGTGTGGATACTTTTCCATGTGAACTCATTGACGGCATTTTCGCTAGGTTGGCCGAAGTTGACGGCAAGTTGGGACATGTTGACGCTTATGAAGTGGAACATCACCAGCCTGAACAAACCAATTTTGACCCGACCGATTTATCACCATTGCTCGAAGAAATTTATCGCTCCGGATGTATAAATGTCTTTGGCTGGATGGGGTTGCTATTAGCAATGATGGTGCCCTACCTAGAAATAAGGATCATATACAGAACCTTTGGGTATGTGAGTTATTACAACTTACTAGCCCACGGATTCTTGAATGTGTTTTCCTGGTTTTTCGGGTTTGTTCCAACTGTACTTGTG